CTCTTCAATTGGGCTACTCTGCATTCGATGAGATTCCTGCTAACTTTACTGATTACTTAGTATCTTACGTTGGTGGTAAAGTTGCTGAAGCAACTGAAACTTCAATTTGGCAAGGTGCTGCTGCTACAAACGGTCAATTCAAAGGATTCCTTCCAGCGATGAGTGCTTCAGTTGTTGCAGGTGGTGGTGTAATTCAAGGTGCTAGTTCAACTGGTTCAATCGATTCAACTAACGTAATCGCAGCATTGAATAACCTATACGATTCAATTCCTGATACTGTATTCGGTAAAGAAGATTTATTAATCTATGTACCAACTAACGTAGCTAAAGCATACCAAAAAGTATTGGGTACTGATTACGCTAACGGATACAACAACCAAGTAACTGTTGGTGAGAAGCCAATGAACTTCAACGGTATCGATTTAGTAATGTGTCCAGGTATGACAGCATCTTACATGGTAGCAGCTCAAAAATCAAATATGTTCTTCGGGACTGGCTTGATGAGTGACTACAATGAAGTTAAGGTGTTAGACATGGCTGACCTCGATGGTTCACAAAACTATCGTGTGATTATGAGATACACCGCTGATACTCAGTTTGGTATCGCTAGTGATATCGCAATCCACATCCCTGCGTAAGTAGGTATGACTATATAGAAGATGAGGGGAGTTAACCCTCCCCTTAATCTTCATATTTTTAACAATTATTATTAACAGAAAAACAACTTAAAATTATGGCATGTGATTTAACAGCTGGTAGACAGGAAGTTTGTAAAGAATCGGTAGGTGGCTTACAAGCCGTTTATTTCATCAATTTCGTTAGTGGGTCAACTTTTACAAGACCTAGCGATGGTGAGGTAACTGCTGGATTCTCAGGACTTACTGCTTACAAATATGAGCTAAAGGGCACATCGGCATATACTGAGACTGTTAATAGTAGCAGAGAAAATGGTACTACCTTCTTCACTCAAGAGTTAACTCTTAACTTAAAGAAATTAACTAATGAGATGACAACTGAGCTAAAAACTTTAGCTTATGGTAGACCTCAAATTGTAGTTCATACGAATGCAGGAGATGCTTTGTTAGTGGGACAAGATAGAGGAGCAGATTTAACTGCTGGAACAATTCAAACTGGTGGTGGACTTGGTGACCTATATGGTTACTCAGTTACTATGACTGGTGAAGAACAACTTCCTGCTGGATTTATCTCTGGTTCAACTGTTGATGACCCATTTGCAGCTATAACTGCACCTACAATTGTAACTTCTTAATTACTATTATAAGGCTCATCGTATATTAACGATGTAAGAACTAAAGGGGGTGATGATTCATCCCCTTTTTTTTGTGTCTTATAACTACGTTCAGATGTTTCATTGTTAAATAATAGATAAAGAACACTTATATACACTATGAATTCATACTATTTAAGCGGAAGTAATACAAATACGTTCAGAATTGAACAAACAACCGAACCTACGTTCACTATGTATTACCAAAATATGCAAACATTGGTAAACACTACCCAATCGTTATCAGCTGAATACACATCATCGGAATCAATCATTAAATTTGAAGCTGAGATTAGTGGAGCTATCGATGGTGGTGAATATAGAGCATATATGGAAGATAGTGGCAGTAACAAAGTATGGTATGGTACCTATAAAGTGTTTGCATCCGCATCTAACGATACAACTCAATATAAATCACATTTAGATAACGAATTTAAATCAAATGTGACAACAAACGAATACATTATTTTTTAAGATATGAAGAAAGAAACAAACTTCTCAGTATTAAACTTATCTCAGCAAGATATTCCAATCATTACTGAAGATACTAAAACAAGATATAGTTGGGTACCAATTGGTATAATGGACCAAGATGATTTCTTCCCAATTGTAACTGATGCATTTAACACCTCTACAACTAACGCAGCTTGTATTGAGGGTATTGCTGATTTAATCTTTGGTAAGGGGATGTACTCTAAGAATGATTTATTTGATGCTGCATTGGCTAAGATGATTGACCAGGAAGATGTTAAGAAGATAGCATTTGATTTAAAACTTTATGGTAACTTTGCTGCACAAGTATGGTGGAATGATGAACACACTAAGGTAAAGAAAATCTATCACATACCTGTACAAAACGTAAGAGCTGAAAAGTTGTATGATAAGCCAAAGGTTGAAACATATTTCTATTGTACTGATTGGACTGATAATAGAGCACAAAAGAATAAGAAAGTAATACCAGCCTTCGGATGTTCTGACCAACCTATGGAGATATACTATGGTAAGAACTATTCACCAGGTACATACTACTATGGATTGCCTGATTGGATTTCAGCACTTCAGTTCTCATTTGTAGAAGCTGAATTGAGTAACCTTCATATCAACAATATCGAAAACGGATTCTTACCTTTGGTAATGGTTAACTTAAATAACGGAGTTCCAGCACCTGAAGAAAGACAAGTAATCGAATCAAACATCGTTAACAAATTTACTGGTACTAGAAACGCTGGTAGATTTATGTTATCATTCAACGATGATGCGGCTAACAAACCAACAATTGATACAATTCAAACGGAAAACTTACATGAGAAGTATCAGTACGTTGCAGAGTACTCTCAGGACCGAATCTTAGTGGCAAATAGAGTAACATCTCCACTACTCTTTGGTATCCGTACCGCTAACAATGGTTTCTCCTCTCAGAGCGAAGAAATGATGACAGCATTTAGTATCATGCAAACGATGACAATACAACCATTCCAAAATACTATCATATCATCATTTGCTGATATCTTTAGAAAAGGTGGATGGGGTAATGAATTAGAATTATACTTTGAACAATTAACTCCATTGGCTATCTTATCTAAACAGGCTGAAGAAACTGATACTACAATTAGTGAAGCAGAAGATGAGGTAAATGAGCAAATGGAGAATACTGAGCAAATGGAAGATAACTTAGAATTAAACAACCAATAACAATGTACGCATTATTTATAACCAGAAACGATATTATCAAACAAACTCCTTTACAAGGAGCTATTGATGCAGATAAATTATTACCCTTTATTCGCACTGCGCAAGACAAATATATGTTGAACCTATTAGGTACAGTATTATTTGATAAATTGCAATCAGATATTGAAGCAGGTACTCCATTTACTGGATACTACGAACAATTGGTAGAAGATTATATTAAGCCTACATTGGTATGGTACGCATGCGTTGAATACATCCCTTTTAGTGGTATATCTTTTAAAAGTGAAGGTGCATTCAAACATCAATCAGAAAGTTCAATCTCACCGGGTAAAAATGAGATTGATTATCTATTGAGTAAAGCCTTAAACAACGCTGATTACTACGCAACTCGTTTGCAAGATTATCTAATCGCATATTCAGTACAAATACCTGAGTTCTTACAATCAATCGGAAACGCAACTCAAATATACCCAGACCAGTCAAACCAATACTTTGGTGGAATAGAACTATAACATATGAGCAACGGAACTAATTACACATTATACTACAACGTTCTGAATTATCTTAAAATGATAATGAAGAATCACCCTTCGATTAAGTATGTAACGCAAGGTGATGTATTTTCTATCGATACATTTGAGTTCCCTCAGTATCCTTTAGGAAACGTAATCATTACTAATGCAACATTCGATGGTAAATCTACGGATTATGGTGTTCAGATTGTAGTAGCAGATAAAACAAAGTTAAAGGGTAACGAATCATCAGGTTCACATAACGTACAAACGATAGAGTTTGAAGGTGTTGATGATACTGTTGATATTCATGCTAACACACTTTCTATCTTAAATGATTTGATTTCTTTTACTGATAGAAAGGAAGAAGGATTTGAAGTTAATGGTACAGTAAGTTGTACAGCCTTTAAGCAAGATTTCGATAACGGATTAGCTGGATGGACGGCTGATTTTACTTTGAGAGTACATAACGATAGAAACATTTGTTTATTTGATTTGAATCCATCTGATAATATATCAGCATACAAAATTGAGAGTTGTGCAACATCAGCATCTTATTATGTAACATTTAACGAAGCACCTCCTGAAGCTAGCGGCTCATTTTGGACAAATGGTATCGAAGGAGATTACGCAACTTACAACATTGTAGGTTTAGAAAGTATTGAAACTGAAA